CTATGGATGGTCGTTTCTTCCTGATCCCACCTTCAAGCCGTAACACGCTGATGGGTTTGGCTCGTTACACTGAGCAAGCATTTGTCGGCAATGGCGATGCAATCCGCAATGGTGAAATTGGTCAGCTCTACGGCATGGCTGTTTTCGCTACCTCTAATGCTGATACTGGTGCTGGTAACTCTGGTGCTGATCGTATCTGCTTGATGGGTCATCGTGATGCGATGGTGTTGGTTGAGCAGTTGGGCATCCGTTCACAGACTCAGTACAAGCAAGAGTACCTTGGTACATTGTTTACTGCTGACACTCTGTATGGTGTTAAGGCTCTGCGTACAAACGCTACAAGCTCTGCTTCTAACGCTTCAGCCGCCTTTGCTTTGGCAGTTCCAGCCTAATTGCAGTTGCGCCCCTCATCCTAGTGGTGGGGGGACTTTTTTAACTTAATTAGGAGAATTATTATGGCAGCAGCAACAGCAGTTGTTTCCCGTAGGGGCAACGACCAGTTCCGTGGTCTTTTTACAGACACTTGGGATGTTTCTTGTACTCTAGATAGCGCATCAATAGCAACTACTGCTACCGCTACAGATACAGTTACAGTACCAGGCGTTGCATTGGGTGATATGGTTCTCGGTATGTCAATTGGCGTATCTGAAGCAGGTTTGGTTCGTAGAGCCTATGTTTCAGCCGCTAACACAGTGACTATCGTTACATACAACCCAACAGCAGGTTCTGTGGACTTGGCATCTACTACATTGCAACTCATTGTTGCTCGTGCAGTAGTTTAATAAAGGGGGGCTAATAACCCCCTTTTTCAAAGGATTCTTATGGCTACATTTCGTTGTTTAACAAGCGGTCAAACAGTAACATTTGTTCATCAGCACGATATTGACAGCATGAAAGGTCATGCAGGATATGTCAGAATTGATGGAGAAGAAAAAGAGTCCTTTGAAAAACCAGTCGTTCTATCACCACCTACTCCTGTTAAGAAGCTAGGTAGACCAAAGAAAGTCGCAAATGTCTGATATTGATCCAAGAGAGTTTGGCAAACTAGAAGCCCAAGTTGAGGCTTTACAGGCAGAAGTTCATGCCATGCGTGAAGACATTAAAACTCTGTTAGAGATGGCTAACAAGTCTAAGGGCGGTATGTTTGTCGGAATGGCTATTGCATCTGTTGTTGGCGGTATTATTTCTTTTGTTGCAACTAAACTAGTAAGGTGAAATCATGTACGGAAAATCCCCAAAAATGACCAGTTCTAAAGCCCCTAAGAAGGCTAAAGGTATGCCTGTAACCATTATGGTTGCTGTTGGTAAGCCTAAATCTATGCCTGTTCGTGGTAGCCGTACAGCCACCAATATGATGAAAAAGACAGGTCGTGGCAAATGAAAAAGGCAGAGGCCAAAATCTCTAAGGTCATGCGAGAGTTCAAGGCGGGAACGCTTAATTCTGGCAAAGGTGGCCCTATTGTCAAGAAGCCTAAACAGGCTATTGCCATTGCTTTATCTCAGGCTCGAAAGGTGAAGAAATGAAACAAGGTCTTTACGCTAAAACTATAAAAACTTGTTTTAGTTGTAAAGACTCGTTTGACACAACTAATTTTTTCAAACACCATCAAACTTCTGATGGTTATCATAGTTGGTGTAAGCAATGTTGCAATAAAGGCAATCAAAAATCTAGAGCAAAAGTTAATTCAACAATTGAAGGTAGAGCTAAAGTTTTCTTGCAAAACGCTAAAAAATCAGCCCTCTCTAGACAAAACGAATTTGAGTTAGAAATTTCTGATATTGTTGAAATGTGGCATGAACAAAGTCAAATTTGCGCTTATTCTGGCAAAGTTATGACTTTAGAGCATGGAAAGTTAAATACAGTTTCAATTGAACGCATAGACAGTAAAATTGGATATACAAAAAGTAATACTATTTTGGTATGTAATGCAATAAACAGAATGAAGTCTGACTTTACTTTTGATGAATTCTTTGAAATGTGTAAATCTGTTACAGAACATTTAAGTGATGACTTTTTGGAATTACAAGTTGGAGCATATAAATGAGTGAAAAAAAAGGTTTGTATTACGCAATCAATGCCAAACAAGAACGCATTAAAGCTGGTTCTAAGGAAAAAATGCGTAAGGTTGGCTCTAAAGGCGCTCCTACTGAGGCGGCATTTAAGGCGGCAGCTAAGACTGCTAAAAAGAAATGAAATCCCCTGCTTGGCAAAGAAAAGAAGGCAAATCTGCTTCTGGGGGCTTGAATGCCAAGGGTAGAGCATCTTATAATGCAGAAACTGGTGGTAATTTAAAAGCACCAGTAAAGTCGGGAGATAACCCTCGTAGGGCATCCTTTTTAGCACGAATGGGCAATATGCCTGGCGCTGAGATGAAAGATGGAAAGCCTACCCGACTTCTTCTTTCTCTTAGAGCTTGGGGTGCATCGTCCAAGGAAGATGCTAGAGCAAAAGCCAAAGCTATCTCTAAGAGGAACAAATGAGACCATATTCTGTCGGTACTAATCTAACTGCTAATACGGCTACTACGCTGTTTACAGTACCGACTGGCTATTATGCTTTGTGCGTCCTTCTTCACGCATCAAACAATGGTTCATCAAATAAACACATTAGTTTTACTTGGCATGACTTTAGTGCAAACCTAGATATTCCAATCACTAAAGAGTACGCACTAACATCTAAGTCAACTTATGCTGAGATTGATGTTAATCAATATATTGTGATGGAAGAGGGTGATTACATATCGGCTACTTCAGAAACTGGTTCTACTATTTCTGTCATTGCAACTTTTGAAATTGAAGGATCGCAACGAATATGACATTCCTACAACTGATTAACAATGTATTGATTCGCTTGCGTGAAGTCCAAGTTTCTACCAACAATGAGACTACCTATTCAACTCTGATTGGCTTGTTTGTCAATGATGCCAAGCGTCAGATTGAGGATTCTTTTAGTTGGAATGTCCTTGGTCAAACAGTTACATTGACCACATCATCAAGCGCCCATGTTTACTCAATGACGGGTGCTGGTCAGAAGTTCCAAGTGATTGATGCTCTGAATACCACATCAAATGTTGCATTGCAGAACATAACTTTTGTGGAGATGAACAGGTATCAGAATCTTGTTCCTTCAATTACTGGAGTTCCTCAGTACTACGCTTTTGATGGCGTAGATGGTAATGGAGACACAAAAGTAGTTCTCTATCCAAGACCTGATGGCGTTTATAGCATTCCATTCTCTCTGACAGTACCACAAGCACCATTGGCTGCTGATGGCACTTCAGTCTTAGTTCCTGATGTTCTTGTTGTGCAGAATGCTTATGCTAGAGCATTGGTAGAGCGTGGTGAAGATGGTGGATTGAACTCTTCTGAGGCTTATCAACTGTACAGAGGTATGTTGGCTGACCAGATTGCTTTAGAAGGCACTCGTTATCCTGAAAATCAGGAGTTTGTAGCAGTATGAGCCAACAACTCCAAACAGCCAGTATTTCAGCGCCAGGCTTCTTTGGTCTGAATACACAAGACTCGCCATTAGACTTGGCGGCTGGTTTTGCTTTGGTTGCAACAAATTGCATCATTGATCAATATGGTCGTATTGGTTCTCGTAAGGGTTATGCAAGGGTTAATTCATCTTCTGGAAACCTTGGTGCTAACAATGTTGGTGTTATCCATGAGTTAGTTCAAGCTGATGGCATTCTTACTGTTTTGTTCGCAGGGAATAATAAGTTATTTAAGTTAGATAGCTCAAATGCTGTTGTTGAATTGACCTATGGGGGGGGTGGTACTGCTCCTACGATTACTGCTAGCAATTGGTCATGTGCTTCACTCAATGGGATTACTTATTTCTTCCAAGCTGGGCATGATCCATTGATCTTTGACCCTGCTGTAAGTACATCAACTTATCGCAGAGTTAGTGAGAAAACTGGTTATGTAGGCACTGTTCCTTCTGCGAACATTGTTATCTCTGCATTTGGACGTTTGTGGGCTGCTGATACTGCTTCAGACAATGTAACTGTCTTTTTCTCTGATCTTTTAGCGGGTCATGTTTGGAGTACAGGAACGGCTGGAAGTTTAAACATTGATAGAGTTTGGCCTAATGGTTCTGATGAGATAACAGGATTAGCGGCACATAACAACTTCTTGATCATCTTTGGTAAACGTCAGATTCTGGTGTATGCCAATGCGACTTCACCTGCAATCATCACTTTGTCTGACACTGTTGGCGGTATTGGATGTATTGCTAGGGACTCTATTCAGAGTACTGGTAAGGATGTTTTGTTCTTATCCAACTCTGGTGTTAGATCATTTGCTAGAACGATTATTGAAAAGTCTGCTCCGATTGGAGACTTGTCTAAGAACATTCGCAGTGACTTTATGGCTATTGTTGGTAGTGAGACTGCTTCCAATATCAAGACTGTTTATTCTGAGACAGAAGCCTTTTACTTGTTAACTGTGCCTACTGTTAAAGAGGTTTATTGCTTTGACACAAGAGGTCAATTACAAGATGGTTCTTTCAGGGTTACTGTTTGGAACTCCATAGAGCCAACTGCTTTGTTATCTCGCAGAAATGGTGATGTTCTGATTGGCAAGAATGGTTACATTGGTAAGTACAGCACTTATCAAGACCATACTTCTTCTTACAGGATGCAGTACTTTACAAACCATGCTGACCTTGGAAATGCCAATGTCACTTCATTGTTAAAGCGTTTGAAAATAGTTGTGATTGGTGGAACAAACCAGTTTGTCACGATTAAGTGGGGATTCGACTTTAGTACAAATTACTTGTCTGCCAATGCTTTGATTCCTTCTCAAGGAACGTCTGAGTATGGTATTGGTGAGTACAACATTGCTCAATACTCTGATGGTGTTGCTATACAGACTCTGGTTGTACAGGCAAGTGGTAGCGGTAAAATTGTTCAAACTGGCTATGAATCAAATATCAATGGTACTGCGCTTTCTATGCAGAGAATTGAAATTCAATCTAAAGATGGGAAAATGTCTTGATTGAAGATATGAAACTAGGAGAATAAATTGTCAAATTACACACAAAGCACCAATTTCGCTACTAAAGATTCACTTCCTTCTGGTGATCCATTAAAGATCGTCAAAGGTACTGAGATCAACACTGAGTTTGTCAACATTGCTGTTGCTATTGCGACCAAGGCTGATTTAGCATCTCCTACATTTACTGGTACACCAGCAGCGCCTACAGCATCTAGTGGAACAAACACCACTCAGGTAGCGACTACTGCTTTTGTTACAGCGGCAGTAACAGCTTCTTTGGCGGCTGTTTATCCTGTAGGTTCTATTTACATCAATGCGGGTGTTTCAACAAACCCTGCGACTTTGCTAGGCTTTGGTACTTGGACAGCATTTGGTGCGGGTCGAGTCATGGTTGGCCTTAATGCAAGTGACGCATTGTTTGATACTTTGGAAGAAACTGGTGGTAGTAAAGACGCTATTGTCGTATCACATACACACACGGCTACTTCAACAGTTACTGACCCGCAACACAATCACGGAGCATCTGCGGGAAATTTCCTTACTGAAACAGGCTCTGGCTCTTATGCCTATGGTGGTGCTGGCGCTAACATAAGCGTTGTCACCAATACTGCAAACGCATCCACTGGTGTTACTGTTGCAACCACCAATTCAACAGAAGGTTCTTCTGGCACTAATGCTAACGTTCAGCCATACATTACTGTTGCGATGTGGAAGCGTACAGCATGATTACGCACCACTTCAGTGATGGTTTGTATGCCAAGGAAGCCTCATTTGAGGCGGGTACAGCCATTCTGAAGCATACCCATGACTTTAGCCATTTGTCTATCTTAGCTAAAGGTAAGGTTGCGGTAATGAAGGGTGATGAAGTAGAAGTTATTGAAGCGCCAGCGTGTGTTGAGATTAAAGCAGGTCTTACACATGGTGTTAAGGCTTTGACAGATTGTGTTTGGTTTTGTATTCATGCCACTGACGAGAAAGACCCGTCAAAAGTGGACAATATTTTGATTGGAGTTTGATATGCCATTTATAGCAGCAGGAGCA